CATTTATAAACTCTTCAGACAAACGAAAACTAAAAAAATCAGACATAGATTTGCTCCTTGATAAACTGTTATTGGTTAAGTATACCAGAGTTTTACTTTTATGAAACTCTAATGCTATTATTTAGGTTAATAGTTTTTATGATATCTGCCATCTTTTCTTTCAATGGCTTTTCTTTCTTGCTCCATCTTAAACCAAACATCTTCTCCATATTTTTCTTTGTTATTATGCCACTCTTCTGTTCCCTCAAAATATTTATACCAGAATGATCTGACAAAATACTTTAATCCATTAGATGATGTATTTACACCGTGGTAGTATGGTTCTGTAGATGGGAAAACAACTATGTCCCCTGCTTCTGGTTTGTAAGATATTTGAGAATAAGTGCTATCCTCATTAAAGATCTTAAAAACAATTTCTCCGCCATCATAGTTGTCGTTTAAATAAATATTACATGTAATCATATGCTGCTTACCTGGCTCATCTTTATTTTCTTTTTGAAAGTCTGTATGGAAGTTCATTGCAAGTCCAGCATCTTTATCTACGCCAGCATTGTCAAAATACCTGCAAATTTGTGGAGCAAAAAAGAACCAATTATCTAATTTTATATTTGTTCTAGTCACATAATCGGAAGTACATGAATAATAAGCATTAATAATTTTATTTTCTACATTAAGCAAAGAACTATCTTCTTTAACATGGAGGGTCCACTCATCTATGCTTGGAAAATTAACAAACCTTTTTTCATTAATTTTTAACTGTGTAATTTCTCCAAATGTATACCAACTAGACCATTCTTTTTCTAAATTAATAGAGTTAATTATTGATTCAGGATTTTTAATAATGTTTTTATAAACAATTATATTTTTTTCTAACTCTAAAACATTCATTGATTTAGTGAGTCCCAATTTTTTCTTTGTTCTTCTTGTTCTATCGAATATTCTTTTCTCCATTCAAGAAGATCTCTATCATAAGTAGAATCAGTATAGTCAAATGAAGCAAGCATAGTATATCTGGTTCCAGTTTTTATTTCTGATACACCGTGCAGGTTATGAAATCCTGGATCAAAAGCAACAACACTGCCCTGTTTTGGAGAAATTGATAAATCATGATCTTTAAATAAAAGATTTCCACCGTCGTAGTTATCATTTAAATAAACAATTGTTACAAATTTATTATCTTGCCAAGCATTTGGAGTTCCATCCAATTCTGTATTATCTGAGTGATGATCTGCATATGCACCAATGTCCCACTTATGAGCACTCAAACTTAAATTCTTTAAATCTTTTTTACAAACATTAAGTGCAATATCTTTAAATTTTATTCTAAGATTATCCAAATATTCTCTTGTTATATGACTAGAATCGTTTAAATTTATATATGGATCCATTACACGACTACCGTAGAAGCAAGTTACCTGCCATTGTGATTCGTCAGAATTAAAATAATTAATTAATTGGTTGCACTCTTCTTCAGATAAAACATTAAAGAATTCAACAATATCATTTTTATATTCAGTAGAGTTAAGCATATTTATTGCCTTTTTGCCACTCTTCCTTTTGTATTGCTTGCTTTCTTCTAACCTCTTTTTCTTCTTCGTCCCATCTATCTAATGTAGCCTGGTCGTACTCTGCTTCTTCATAATCCCAAAATGAAACCATGGTGTATCTAGTTCCCTCTGTGATTTCACTTACACCGTGTACGTTCTCTACGCCTCCTGGAAATATATAATATGAAAAAGCGTTTGGCTTAAAAGAAAGATAAGTATCAAAATCTGGTACTGGCTTTCCTTCAGTATCAGTGTTTCCAGAATCTGAGTTTACTTCTTTGCAAAAGAATAATTCTCCACCTTCATAATTTTTATTTAAATATAAAATTCCTACATACTTGTTAATTTCAAAAGCATTTGGATTACCTTGAAAATCTGAATTATCTGAATGTGGTGCTGCAAAACCACCTACATCCCACTTTTGTGCATGAGACGTGTTTGGTCTTACTTTTCTTCCAGATGCTAACTCTACTGCTTCTTTAAATTTTTCTCTAAGTTTGTCAAAATGATCTCCATCTAAGTTATACTTTGAGAGTAACGGATCGTTTGGTGCAAGGCCCATTCCTAAAGATCCATAAAATGCGATGTCTCCCCACATCTCTGCTTTTGCTTCAAAAAAACTAATCATATTATTGCATGTTTCTTCATCAATAAAATCTTTTATTTCTGCAATAAAGTTTTCCTCAATTCCCAAAATACTTAGAGGATTATCGTTTGGTTTTTTTTGCAAATAAATTATTTTATCTGTAGATAAATCTTCTATAATCATTTATTTTCTCCTAATATAAAACCTAGGTTAGTTTCTTTTTTCTCTAACTCTATGACTCTATCTCTTTCCATTTTTTTCCACTGCTCTTCTCCGTATAATTCTTTATTCTTATGCCATTCTTCTGTTCCTTCAAAATATTTTTGATAAAAGCATCTAATCATATATCTGTCTTTATCTTTGATTCTATTGACTGCATGAAAATATATTCCATCTTCTCCTAACAAGTCTGGGTGACCTGATGGAAATATAACTATGTCGCCAGCCTCTGGCTTATATTTAATTATTTCTTTATTTGGTAAAACCAAAACAAGTTCTCCGCCTTCATAATCATCATTTAAGTATGCTGTAAAAGTTAACACAAATTGATAACCCTCGGCATCAGCCTCTAAATATTTGTAGTCTGTATGGTATGCCATTGCTAACTGGTTTGTATCACCCATTGAATGATCGTGATCATGATCATATCTACAAAGAGAAGGCCCCATCACTTTCCAATTATCTTTTACAGATAAATTGTGATCTTTTAAAAAATGATCTGTTGTTTCATAAAAAGAAGCAACAACTTCATTTAACATTAACAACTCTTCAGTGTAAAGTGGGTCATTTTGTGATATTTCGTCTAGCGGAACATCCTTACCGTTCCACTGAACATAAGTTCCAAATATTGACCATTGTGCCCAATTTTTTAGCCAGAATGTTTTATCAGAATCGTTTTCTGCATTTTTTAATATTTCAACCATTCTTTTTGGATTTTTAAAAACATTTTTATAAACATAAATATTTTTATCAAGTTTTTTTATATTAAACTCTTTATTAAAATCAATATCTATGCACTCCCTATCGAACCTATAAGCATTATCTCCTGGCTCTATAAAAGTTGAAAAATTTAAACTCATGGCTTTCTATCACCAGTATGTTTTAAAATTGTAAAGAAGAATGGAACAACATATCTAATCCCGCTTTTTATTTCTGTTACTCCGTGTATATAGTTCATGTCTCCTGGGAAAAAATACGCTGCTCCTGGTTTTGGTTTAAACTGAATATTTTGATTAGGGAAGTATAGTTCTCCACCCTCATAGTCATCATTTAAATAAAATAATCCAGCAATATCGTACCACGGAAAATCGTTTGGCTTTCCTGCATTATCACCTTCATGAAGTTCTTTGTCTGCATGTGGCATTTGAAGTTGTCCTGGAAGCCATCTCACTATAGCGGGTGGCGTAGGATCAGCATCAACATTATAAAACTTATCAACATCTTGCTTTAGTCTAAGTTGCATATTTACAATTGCAGGAATTATTTCTGGATTGTTTGCATTTAAAGCCCTACTTGTTGCAACACGATCTTTCCAATAATCTGAATCATAAATAACTGTTCCATCTTCGTTATAGTGTGTTTCTGTAATATCCCAAATTGTAATATCTCTTGCAGCATTAGATAAAAAATCTAACTCTTCTTGAGTCATAAAGTTTTCTCTTGCTTGTATCATTTCTGGTCCATTGCCAAACCACCCAGATGGTGTTATAGAAAACTTTTCTGTTGGTCTATTATTATCAAACTCTGGTCTTTGTCCGTCTGCTTTTGCTAAATTATTTTCCATATTTGTATTATACCATCCGATCTAAGAGTAGCGTCTAGGTGTCCAAACTTTATTTTTATATACTCCTCCGTCTGGAGTCGTTCTATAAAAAGAGGTTATTTCCATTTGGTTTTTTACTATATCTATAGCATTATTTTGTTCTTCGTGTTCTGAATCCCAATTATCTCTTTTAAAAGGAATTATTTGAATAATTGGAGTACCCGCTTCTATTACCCCTTCCCAACCTTCTTTTAAAAAGAATGGCAAAGAGCCAGGGTTATGTAAATTATCATTATCTATTATTCCAGAAGTTGTAATAAATGGTAGTTCAAATCTATTTGCTGGATGAATGTATATACAACTATATCCTTCTGGAACTATAACTTGCCAATCTGCAAACCATGCAAAGTGCGTTTCTTTATAACCATGAGGTACTGTGAACTGTGGCAGAACACCTCGTGGCTCAATAAAACTAGCATACTTTGAACTTTTTGGAGTAACCTTGTACTCACCATTTTCCTTTAATGTAAAAGTAAAATCGCATGGAGTTCTAAAACAATAACCAGTTGCCATAATATCAAAAATTGCAGGACAGGCTTTCCAAGTAGGAATTTTTCCATTTGTCATTGGATCTTGATAATATTCACCATCTGGTTTTTTAGCAAATCTGTCTGCTTTTCTGTACCAATCTGGTATTGTTCTTGATATTGGTTTTGGAGCAGAGTTGCTTTCTTTATCTAGCCATGCCTTGTTTGCTCTAAAAACAATTTTATTATCTTCCACTTCTAGTGTCCTTTATTTTTAGTTTAATGTTTTTTGATTCATGTTCTCCAATGATATTATCTTTTTCATCAGTTGCATTTCTATAAAAATCAGTCCACTGACCCAACTTTGACTTTTCTTCTGAGCCTTTTCCGTAGTCGGTGATAGACTTCCAATATTCTTGCGAAAAATTTTCATCTTGTAAAATTACCTCAAAGTTTTCTACAGATTTAATTGATATTGGAATAATAGATGCTATTGGAGTATTTGCTGGTATGGTGATAATCTCATTAGATCTAGTAACTTTCCAGGCTGCTGGTAGATCTGTTTTTAATACAGATGTGCTGACTATCGATGTGAAGCATTGAGCGCCGTCGATAAACTGATTTGGAACTGGCATTATTAAAATACTAAGATTTTCTTCAGTTTGAAATGTTAATCCAGTAGTAAAACTTATAGTTCCGTTTGCTCTATTTGGATGTATATATTCTCCTCCAGAAAGTATTTCAATATCATCTGCAACCGAATTAGGGTCTTTTCCTTTCCAGATAAAAGAAATATCTTTTGGATACGAGAATGTCCACCCTAACTGATTTGCTAGAGAAACTGGAAAACAATGATATGCATGTTTATCAAAAGTTTCATCCATCCAGTCCCGTCTTACTTTTAGTGTATCAAACTGAACTGGAAAATTTTTTCTTTGATGTACATTAATGATCAAGATTAGTCACCAGTTTCTTGAAACATTTCTGCAGTATGAAACTTTGCACTATAGTCCAACATGGTAACTATTGAATACTTTAGTCCATCATGTACTGGCATAGCACGGTGTGGATAAACAAAGTTAGATGGAAAAATAAAAAGATCCCCTGCTTTTGGCTTTAAGTTTAATCCTTGATATCTAAAAAATAACTCTCCACCATCGTAATCATCATTAATGTACGCAACCATAGAAACTGTACAGTTATATGAATATCCGTGGTCATGATGCTCCTGGAAGTGTTGACCTGGGCCATACTTAACAAAGTTCATTGCCTCCCAGTATCTCAACTCACCAAGTCTATAGTTTCTTGTATAGTCGTCTACAACTGCCTTTTTTCTGTCAAAACAATCTTGCCATATTTTTTGAAGTTTTTTTGATGCTTCTGATGGATCATGTTCAATATCTGTTTTCTTAAACTTAAAGTCAACGCAGTCTCGGTATTCTGGCATTAATTGTTGATATCCTACATATGCTGGCAACCAGTTATAAAAACTTTTTTCATCAGTCAAAACATCTTCTATTCTATTAATCAAGTCTAATTCTTTTGGCAAAACATCATGATAAACCCAAATACCCAATGCCAATTCTTCTTTACTACTCCATGTTTGACCCTTAACATTTCCTGATTCTGGAACAAGACCAGAACCTCTTATTTGACCATTATTTTGTGCTTGTTGTTCATTAATCATTGCCTTCTCCTTTATTATAAGTATTATACTCATTTTTATGAAAACTATCATTGTAATCTGTCATAATTACAACTGAATATTTATTACCTGAAAATACTTCACAAGATGCATGTTCATATACAAAGTTAGAAGGAAATATAACTATATCTCCAGCCTGTGGTTTTATCTTTATACCATGCCTTATAAAATCAATCTCTCCACCTTCATAGTCGTCATTTAAATAAACAACAGCAGAAACAGTGCAGGTATAGTATGGTCCATGATCTGCATGAATTTTAAAATATTTTCCAGGTGAATACTTTACAAAATTAAATGCTTCATAATACTGCATTTGTAAATGCCACAAGGATTCATAATTTCTCATGCAAAGATCTAGGGAGTTTTTGACTATGCTATATGCCTCAGAAAGTTTTTTATTTTCTGGAAGGATAGTGCCTAGATGTTCTTCTTTAAACTTTAAATCTACACAATTTCTTACATCATCAATATTTTCTTGAGCATTTACTTGTGCTCCCCGCCAGAAAATTAAAGGATTACCTTCTGAAATAGCAGACTCTATATTATTGATAACATCATTACATTTATCTTTAGTTATAGCATTTCTATATAAATTTATACCATATTCTAAATTTATAACACTTATATTATTATTAATAATATTATCTGGTAAACGATTTTGTGTTGTTTCATTTCTTGGAAGATCATACCACTTAGTCATATAAACTATTATACACCATAGACTGCTTTTAACAATCTATGGTGTACTTTAGTTTCTATTATATTTTAGTAGAATCTCATGAAAGGGCTACCAAATGTTGGACAGAAGGATGGTGGGAAGAACGGTCCAAAGGATGGTGGGAAGAACGGTCCAAAGGATGGTGGGAAGAACGGGAATGATGGTCCAAAGGATGGTGGGAAGAACGGTCCAAAGGATGGTGGGAAGAACGGGAATGATGGTGGGAAGAATGGTGGGAAGAACGGGAATGATGGTGGGAAGAACGGTGGGAAGTAAGGTGGGAAGAATGGTGGGAAGAACGGGAATGATGGTGGGAAGAATGGTGGGAAGTAAGGTGGGAAGAATGGTGGGAAGAACGGGAATGATGGTGGGAAGAATGGTGGGAAGTAAGGTGGGAAGAATGGTG